TCGTCGGCAGCGTCAGATGTGTATAAGAGACAGTATTTATTGATTGTTAAACTTTTAATTTATTGATTATGGCTAATATTATGTCTTTGAAGTCCTTACGTAATAAGGTTTCTCGCAATGGTTTTGACCTTAGTTCAAAACGTAACTTTACTGCTAAGGCAGGTGAATTGCTTCCTGTTAAGTGCTGGGAAGTGCTCCCAAGTGATACTTTTAAACTTGATCTTAAGAGTTTTACTCGTACTCAGCCTCTTAATACGGCTGCATTTGCTCGTATGAGAGAGTATTATGATTTTTATTTTGTTCCCTATGACCTTCTTTGGAATAAGGCTAATACGGTGTTGACTCAGATGTATGATAATCCTCAGCATGCTATTTCTCTTGACCCTACGGTTAATTTTGTTCTTAGTGGTGATATGCCTTATATTACTTGTTCGGATATTGCTAATTATCTGAATCAAATTGCCGATGATGTTGAAAGTGAGGCTATTTCTCAAAATTATTTTGGTTATAATCGTGGTCTTTGTTCTGCTAAGTTGTTGGAGTATCTTGGTTATGGTAATTTTTTTCCTTACGCTGAGTCTTCCGGTACTACTTGGACATCTAAGCCTTTGCTTCAGAATCTTCAGTTGAATGTCTTTGGTCTTCTTGCTTATCAGAAAATTTATGCTGATTATTATCGTGACTCTCAGTGGGAACGGATTTCGCCTTCAACTTTTAATGTTGATTATATGGATGGTCAAGATATGCAGGTTGACATTTCCGGTACTACTCGTTTCTTGGAGAATTATAGCTTCTTTGACCTTCGTTATTGTAATTGGCAGAAAGACTTGTTCCATGGTGTCGTTCCTCGTCAGCAGTATGGTGATGTAGCTGTTGTTTCTTCTATTGGTAATGTTACTTTGAATGGTAATAATGTTTTAAATACTTCTGCTTTAGGTTCTACTACTGCTAATTCTAATATTAAGTTGGCTACTGGTTCTGCTGCTGTTGGAACTTCTATGATGGCTAATTCTCAATTCAGTATCCTTGTTCTCCGTCAAGCCGAGTTCTTACAGAAATGGAAAGAAATCACTCAATCTGGTAATAAGGATTATAAAGAGCAGATTGAAAAACATTGGAATGTATCGCCTGGCGATGGCTTTTCTGAGATGTGTACTTATCTTGGTGGTATTGCCAATTCTATGGATATCAATGAAGTGGTTAATAATAATATTACAGGTAACAATGCTGCTGATATTGCTGGTAAAGGTGTTGGTCTTGGTAATGGTACAATTAGTTTCAATTCTCAAGGGCGTTATGGTTTGGTTATGTGTATCTATCATTGTTTGCCTTTGATTGACTATACTACTGATATGGTCTCTCCTGTTTTTACTAAAGTAAATGCGGCTGATTATGCTATTCCAGAATTTGACCGTGTTGGTATGCAACTTGTTGATTTAAGTTGGATGTCCAATGGTGTTGTTTCTGATTATTTGGGTAATGATGGTGTTACTTTCTTAGGTTATGCTCCTCGTTATATTGATTATAAGACGGATGTCGATTCTTCTGTTGGTGCATTTAAGCGCTCTTTGAACTCTTGGGTTATCTCGTATAATAATATTTCTCTTGCTAATCAGTTAGGTAGTGTTGACTCTAATAATCAGCCTACTCCTTCTGCTGCTCCTTTGAATTATACGATGTTTAAGGTTAATCCTTCTTCTTTGAATCCTTTGTTTGCTGTTAAGGTTGATTCGTCTGTCGATACTGATCAATTTTTATGTAGTTCGTTTTTTGATGTTAAGGTTGTCCGTAATTTGGATACTGATGGGCTTCCTTACTAGTCCTTTATCATTAACTTTTAAAATTTATTGTTATGTTTTCAAAAAGACGTGTTACTCCCTATGTTTTTGAACTTGTTCCTAGGGTTGTTTGTCCTAAGGATTTGCGTTGTTCTGAATTCAGAGAAGAATCTCCTGTTGACCAATTTATGAGGCAGGAGTTTGAACGTGATGGTGTTAAGTCTGTTCGTTTGACTTCTGATATTTATATGCTTTTTAATCAGCATCGTCTTGACCGTATGAGTCGTGAGTCTCTTCTCTCTTATTTTGAGAATATGAGTGTAAATGAACCGCGATTCGGTGATTTGCGTTCTAAACTTGGTGATGACCAGTTGATTAGTTTTGTTAAGTCTCGTTTTATTCAGTCCCCGTCTGAATTGATGGCTTGGAGCCAGTATCTGATGAGCTCTTCTGATGAAGTCGTTGCTAAATTGGCTGCTGCTCAGTCTTCTGAACAGTCTGTTGATCAGCAGTCTGTTGGATCGATGCAACAATCCCAGACTGCTGAATAATAAAATAATTGATATAGAGTATTCAATCTTTATCTTTGATGTTTGAATTGTATACTCTAAAATCAGTTAACATTCGCGCGCGCATATTTTCATATTTATTGACTTATGCGTGCGTGAGTAACTTTGATTTTACAGCGCGAGCGACAAAAGCAGGGTTCTAGGGCGCTGCCCTAGAGCGTTAGCACCTTGATATCGGTCGGAGACCGCAGTCGCTTCAGCGACCACTTCTGTCCTTAATCGGTTTCTTAAGGTAGCTGCACTTCTATTCTATTGCTAAAGGTCCTTCCCTGTAAAATTAAAAAAAATGTGCCGCATGGTATAGTCCGTTTGTTACGGACCAGATGTTATCGTGAAACGATAACAAGTGCTAACTAGCTGATAATCAGTATAGGATGAGAAAGCTTTGATATTTTCGTAGAATATAACTAATTGATATTCAGAAGTCTGCATAGTGTGAGAGAGCTCGGAGAGCTTTCGTTGAAACGATAACTAATTTATGTTTAACTTTAATATTCGAATGTTATGGCTGCTGCTGCTGTACTTGGTACTCTTGGTGCTGTTGGTGCTATTGGTTCATCTGTTGCCTCTAATAAAGGACAGGCAAACGCTGCCCAGATGAGCAATGAGTTTACCGAAAAAATGTTTGACAAACAAGTTGCTTATAATAAGGAGATGTATCAGCAACAACTTGGTGATCAATGGAAGTTCTATAATGATGCCAAGCAGAATGCTTGGGATATGTTTGATGCTACGAATGAGTATAATTCTGCCAGTGCTCAGCGTGATCGTCTGGAAGCCGCCGGCTTGAATCCTTATCTCATGATGAATGGTGGTAATGCTGGTTCTGCTACTGCTACTTCTGGTCCTACAGGTTCTTCTCCTGCTGCTCAAGGTGTTTCTCCCGGTGCTGCAACTCCTTATTCTGTTGATTATTCAGGTATTGCTCAAGGTCTTGGTATGGCTATGGACCAAGTTTTGAAAGAACCTGACCGTGATGTAAAACGTGCTGAGGCTGATAACCTACGTATCGAAGGTAAGTATAAGGCTGCTAAGATGATGGCAGAGATTGTTCAGATGCGTACTGAAGCTAAGACGAAAGAAGGTCGTTTGGCTTTGGATAAGTTGATATACTCTATTGATAAGGATTTGAAGACTTCTCAGATGGCTGTTAATTCTGAGAATATTTCTAATATGCAGGCTCAACGTAAGTTAATTAATACTCAGACTCTCTTTGTCGATAAACAACTCTCTTGGATGGATGCTCAGAATAAGATGGATTTGGCTCAGAAAACTGCCGATATTCAACTTAAATATGCTCAAGGTGCATTGACTAAGAAGCAGGTAGAACATGAGGTTAATAAGATTGCTGAAACTGCTGCTAAAACATCTTTAATTGGTGTTCAGAAACAAGGTCAGTCCTTACAGAATCAGTTTGACTCTGCTACGTTTGGAAATCGTGTTAAGACTGTTAAGGAATCTCTTTGGAATCTTATGCATGAATCTGATTCATTTGGTGTTTCTAAGACTATTGGTCGTGTTATTCGTCCTCTTTATGATTAATTTATTATATTTGCGTTGTAAACCAAATATTTTAAGTTATGAAATGTTTATGTTTAGGTATTTTACCTGCTGGAAGTGAATGGTTAATTATTTTAATCGTTCTGATTTTATCTATCTATTTGTTAGGTAAATTTATCAAATCTTTGTTTAAGTAACACCCATGTCATTTTCCCGAAGGGCAGCTGATTAATCCATTCAGCTGTCCTTTTCTCTTGTCCTATTATACGAAAAATGACAGGAGTAAAATATAATTACATATGAATTACTATATTAAAGGTTGTCCTATCCCCTTCCATGATCTGATCGAAAT